TTATTTGCGATAGAATAGAATATTATAATGATATTTATGTTATTTTATCATCAAGAATAGACGGTGTTTTTACAACTGTTGCTATTATTCCAAAAGAGTATTTAATTCTTTTTTCATAATGACTAACTGGCAAACATTACAACCAAAATACGAACGTAAAGCGTATAGAATAGTTCAGAAACATATCAAAAGTATTCTGTTGGGTATTCCATATTCAAACGCTACATTAGGCACTTATGAATGGTTGATTGAAGGCAATATTACGGAAGATGATGTAAAGAAAATGTTCGTTGAAATATATACCACTATCGGTTTAGACTATGGAAATAGAATAAATAGAGACCTTGAAAAAGTCAAAAAAGCAAATGTTTTGTTTAATGAGTATTTGTTAAGGGAAATTTTACTATTTTTGTCTAGTGATGGAGGTGTGAAAATTACAAGCGTTCGTGATACATTGGTGGCCGATGTGATAAAATCAATCAAAGACACGTTAGGAATTAACGGAACCGTGATTGATTTGCAAAATGCTATTTACGCTATCATTTCAAAGAGCCAAACGTTTTATAAATGGCAAGCGTTACGAATTGCAAGAACTGAAACAACTAGCGCAAGCGGATTATCAGCATTAAAAACAGCAGAAAACAGCGATTTAGAAATGTCTAAAAGTTGGATTTCTGTTTTAGATAATAGAACTAGATTAGATCATAAAATTGAAGATGGTCAGAGCGTTGATTTAGATAAGCCTTTTGTAATGGCTAGCGGTGCAAAATTAGATTATCCAGGCGACACAAAAGCACCCGCTAATGAAGTAATAAATTGTCGTTGTACAATTGCATTTGTTCCAAAGCGTGATAGTGATGGAATGTTAATATTTAAAAAATAAAGTATGGATTTCAAACAATTATCATACGATTTAAAAGAGTTGGACGAAAGCAAAGGAGTTGTAAAAGCCTATGCTAACGCTTATAATAATAAAGACTCCGATGGAGATATTTCTGCTTATGGATCTTTTGAAAAGACTGTAAAAGAATCATATAGACGCATTCGTGTATTAAAAGACCACAACCCTACAATGATGATAGGCGTGCCTTTAGAAATAGATACTAAGGATTCTTACGGATTACTTACAACCACTCAGTTTAATATGAAAACTGACTTAGGTAAAGATATGTTTTCGAATGTAAAATTGATGCACGAAAATAACCTTAATGCTGAGCTGTCTATTGGTTACAAAGTATTACAACGTGACCAAAAGAATAAGTCTATTATTACTGAGTATATGCTTCGTGAATACTCTTTTTTGTCTAGTTGGGGCGCAAACGAACTAAGCACAGTACAAGGAATAAAAAGCATAAAATCTCATTATGGATTTATGGAGCTTTTAACAAAAGCTTATAATTTACCTTATTCAGATAACCGATTAATACAAATCGAAACAATATTAAAATCACTTTCTAATGAGCCGCTAGAAGATAGCACTTTGATTGATAAGCCGATTATATTAGACACTTTAAAATCATTTTCACAACTATTAAAACAAAAATAATATGGCATTAGAACTAGAATTAAAAGCAGAATTTGACGCAATCAAATTAGGCTTAGAAACAAAAACATCTACTGAGATTAAATCAGCAGTAGACGCATTTGAAGCTAAATATAATTTAGCAAGCGAAGCACAAAAAACAGCTTTTGCAAATGAATTGAAAACAACTACAGATGCTTTTGAAATTAAGCTACAAGCAGTACAAGCTCACGCTGATAAATTGGATTTGAAGCTACAAGAAAAAGGAGCTGAAACAAAAAGCGAGGGGTATTCTGAGTTGATGGTAAAAGCATTGACTGACAACTTCAACGAAATTAAACAAGTTTCAAAAGGGCGTAACGCTTCTTTAGAGGTTAAAGTTGTTGGAGATATGACAGTAGCAAACAACCTTACAGGCTCTTCTGTATTTACATATCAACCAGGTGTTGCAATGGTGCCAGCTCAAATCATCAACTTTGCTGATTTAGTACCGACTGTAAACAGTGCCACAGGAACTTATGTAATTTATCGTGAAACAGGTGGAGAGGGTTCAATCGCTGTTACTGCTCCAGGTGTATCAAAACCACAGAAAGATTATGATCTTACAGCTGTTACATTTAACGCTTCTTATATCGCAGGATATACTCGTTATGCAAAACAAATGGCACAAGATTTACCGTTTCTTACATCTTTCTTGCCACAAGCATTAAGACGCGATTATTTCAAAGCTGAAAACGCAATTTTTTACGCTGCTTTGGCTGCTGCTGCAACTGTTTCAACAACTGCAAAAACTGTTGATGTAGAGCAATTAATCGATGATTTAGGAACTTTGGAGTCATTGGATTACGCTGCTAATGGAATTGTAGTTAACCCTAAAGATTGGGCTAATATCGCAGTTACTAAACCAAATGATTACTCTTTACCAGGTATCGTTTCTTTTGTTAATGGTAAATTGACAATAAATGGAGTACCTGTTTACAAAGCCTCTTGGATTCCTGCAGACAAGTATTTAATTGGGGATTGGTCTTATGCTAAAAAAATAGTTACTGATGGTTTAGCCGTTGAGTTCTTTGAGCAAGATGCCGATAACGTTACTAAAAACTTAATTACTGCAAGAATTGAGAGTAGAACCGTTCTAGGTATTGATATGCCAACAGCGTTTATCCTTGGGGATTTTGGCAATGTCGCATAACACTGATTATTAATTTAACAGAAAGGAGATTAAAACCGATGCATTTATTTGTATCGGTTTTTTTATTATCTTTGAATATAAATTATAAGCTATGAAAATTAAGATTATAAAAGAATGTAATTTTCCTTTAGGAAGTATTCAGGATTTAGGAGAAGAAAGAAATACTAGGGCTGTTCGTGTTGGGCTAGCTGAATGGGTAAAAGAATCAAAGCCTAAGAAATGAAAAAGCTAATCTTATTTATTTGTATTATTTTTTGTATTTCATGTTCAGATGATTGCAACGATGTAGCTCAAAGCGTTTCAAATACAGAGTACACAGAAAATACTTGCTATAGTATATTTTCTGTTGGAAGTGATAAAGATGGAGATTATATTATTATAGGCACAAATCACGACAACCCAATGGATAGAAAAAGATACAAGGTTACTGACTATAAAACATATTTAGGTAGAACTACTATTTGTAATTTAAACAATTTATAAAATGGCTTACGTTGATGTTATAACATTAGAAAGAGCAAAGAACTATTTACGTGTTGATGTAGATTTGACCGATGATGATACTGAGATAACATCTATGATTAATGCTTCTTTACGTTATGTGGAAAAGCGTACTAATCATTTAGTTTATGCTAGGAATATAGTTTATAATGGTAGTTGTCAAGTAAAAGTATATGATTACCCAATTAACACAATTATAACTGATCCTGCACCTTTTGTATTATACCGAACTATGTATGCTATATTTCCAGACGCTAAAGCAGTTACTTTAAATGTTGGTTATGATGATGTAGCAAGTGTTCCAGATGAATTAATACAAGCTGCCTTGCAAATGATTAAAGTTTGGTATTATGAATCAGAAAAACAAGTTAATTCTACATTAATACCTGAGTCAGTAAAAGAAGCTTTAGACGTTTATAGAAGGTTTTTGTAATGATAGCACGCCAATACAATAGAAAGGTTAATATTTACGGTATTTCAGTCGTAGAGGATGGTTTTGGGGGTAATACTTCTGAAAATGTTTTAATTGGTTCGTTTTGGGCTGAATTAAAACAAAATTCTGCATTTAGTGATAATAGTATTGGAATGTCAAATATAAAAGATAATTGGTCGTTTAATATTCGTGCTACGGATAAATTAACTCCGCAAATGGATAATTTAACAATCGAGTATAGAGGTGTTAAACGTGTTGTAAATGATATTCGTTACAATGATGAATTGTTTAGAGAAATAAATATTGTCGCTAATGGCTAATGGTGTAAAAGGTGTTTCTTCTGTAATTTCTGAGCTTAGAAAGTTTGGTAAAGATGCTGAGAAAATAATCGATGCAGAAACACAAGCAATCGCTATTCAAATCGAAGGCGATGCGAAGAAATTAGCTCCTAAAAACTTTGGTAAATTAGCACAATCTATAAGTCACGAAAAAGACAAGCCAATGCTATGGAAAGTTACTGTGAACGAATTATACGGGGCTTATATGGAGTTTGGAACAGGAACAAAAGTAAATGTACCTGCTGAGTTTTCAGATATGGCAAAAGAATTTAAAGGAGGTAAAAAAGGAACGTTTGAACAGGGATTAGAAGCGATAAAAGTTTGGTGTAAAGCTAAAGGAATACCAGAAGAAGCTGCTTATCCTATATTTGCAAATATATTAGGTGCCGGAATTAATCCACAACCTTTTTTATTTCCTGCTTATCAGAAAGGTAAAAAAGATTATTTAAAGAATTTACAGAACGTTTTAAAGCAAATGAATAAAAAAATTTAGTACTTTTGATAAATGGTTACAATAAATCCAGATAAAAATATTAGAAAAGCAGTTTTTGACTTGGTAAACAATATTGTTGTATCAGCAAAAACAATAAAATGTTTTGATAGTAGGGTTACAGGAAATGCAAAATTAACTGAATACGTTTTATTAACTGCTCAGACAAAAGAAGTATTAAAGCCAAATAAGTGTGACTATCAATGGGAAACATCTTTATTGATTGAGATTTATACAAAAACAACGAGTGCAGGTAATTCAGGAAGTAGAGTTTTATTAAACGATATTGAACAAGCTATTTACACGTTATTATTGCCAAAAGTAGCTGTTTCAGGATTTGAAAATATAACTCAAACAATCACTTTTGAAACGCAATTAGAAACTGTAACCGATACAGAAAATATATTTAGATCATTTTTACGATTAAATTTAATATTAATATAAAAAATTATGGCAACACCAATTAAAGGAGAATTAGGTATTTTGTTTGTTCACGATGGAACAATGTACCGTCCTATAGCTTGTTTAACTTCCAACGGTATTGACAGTACTGTTAGTGTTATCACTTCACAAACAAAGTGTAATCCTGGACTTACTATTAAGCAGGCAGGAACGTTTGATTATACGCTTAATGCGGAAGGGGAATACATTGACACTACTTCTGTAGGTGGTGATGATACAAAAGCATCACATGATTATTTATTAGCTGCTCAACAAACTAAATTGGCTCAGACTTGGAAATATGATACAGGCGTAACTGGAGCAATCTATTATGGTACTGCAATCATTACAGATTTAAGCTTAACACAAGCTGCTGGAGAAGAAGTTAGTACTTTCTCACTAACTATGGAAGGAAGCGGAGATATTGTTTTAGTTGATCCAATTGTAATACCTTAATTATGGTTAATAAAATAATTTTATTAGACAGGGAATTTCGTTTAGGCTTAGGTTTTCTTAATTTGCTTATTGAAGGCACCGGTAAAGATTTAATTACATTAGGTAATGAAGTTCAAACTAATGCTCCTGTAATAGTTCCGCAAATGATGTATTATGCTTTGGCTTATGCTCACAAAAGAGCTAATACTGAATTAGAATTATCTATTGATGATGTTTACGATTTGATTGATGAAAACGGGGGCGTTTCTGGCGCTTTTTGGAATGATTTCTTAATTGCATTTGCTAAGTCAATGAACCAAGACGTTCCGGTTGATGAATCTAAAAAAAAAGAAGTGAAAACGAAGAAATAGATTTCAGAAAAGACGTTATATCTTTTGCTATAGGCGAACTTGGGATTAAAAGTATAAAGAAGGTTTATGATATGTCTTTTGCTGAGTTCCAAATTCGCCTATTTGCTTATCAAAGAGTACAAGAGCGTGAATGGGATAAGGTTCGATTTGTAGCTTATTATTCAATGGTTGGTTTTCATATGGATCCAAAAAGAATGCCTAAATCATTAAACGCATTTATGAAGCTTGGGATTGATAGCCGAAAACAAACAAAAGTAAGTGATGAATTGAAAACTAGATTTATGGAAGAAATGGCTAAATACATCGAAAACAGTAAACAGTAATGGCAGGATTAGAAATACAAATTGGTGGAGATACAACGGACTGGAACTTAAAAGTTAAGGAGGTTGAGCGTGATATAAAAGAATTATCAAAAGAGAAACAAATCCAAATAAAAGCAGGATTAGATACTACCGAGATAACAAAGAATATCAAAGACGCTAAAAAATCATTAGCGGACTTAAAAACCACTTTAAAAGATACAGGGAATACTTTTTCAAAAGATTTAGCGCCAAAAGTAGCCAACGGAAGCAACGCGCTTACTCAATTCTCTAGGATTGCACAAGACGCTCCATTTGGTATTATTGGTATTGGAAACAATATTACAGCTACTGCAGAAGCATTTAGTGCTTTAAAAAACCAAACAGGCAGTACGGGTGGTGCATTAAAAGCTGTTGCATCTTCAATGTTAGGAAGCGGTGGTATTTTATTAGCTGTTTCTTTAGTCACTACAGGGTTAACTTATATGGCTCAAAATGGGCTAACTGTCGAGGGTGTTTTTAGAAAATTAACAGGTACGTTTAATGAAAATGCAGAAGCTATAAAAAAAGCTTCTATTGAAGGCGCTAAATCCGCATCGGAAGAAATAATAAATTTAAAAGCACTTACTTCGGTAGCTCAAAATGAAGCTTTATCCAGAAAGGATAGGCTTATAGCTGTTGAAAAACTACAACAAGCTTATCCTGCTTATTTTGGTAATTTATCAAAAGAACAAATACTTACAGGAAATATTACTTCCGCTGTTAACGAACTTACAAAAGCATTAATAAGTAAAGCTATTGCAGAAAAACTAGCGTCAGATAGTGCAGAAATTCAATTAAAAATATTTGAAGCTAATGCTAAATTAAATGCGGCAAAAGCAAGAACTACTGCATTAGAAATAAAGCTATCTAAAGATTTAGCTGCAGCTCAAAAAAGTGTAGGTAATAGCGCAGCCCAATTAGCTATAATTAGAGCAAAAGGACTTAATGCTATAAATGATTCAAAAGATGCTGAACAAGAGGCAAGGGATGAGATTTTAAAAGGAACAGAAGCTTTAAAACAACGTCAAGACATAATTAACAAGCTTACTGCTGCATCTATTAAATTATCGGCTACACAACCAAAAGCAGGTAAAACAAAAAAAACATTCTCAACACCACAAGTTTCTGGAACTGATAGTTCGTTAAATGTTGCAGGATTAGTAGATGTAAATCAAATAGCTGTAGTGACAGGCGAATTAGATAAGTTTGGCGGAAAAGTAAAAGAATTGCCGGGCGTTATAAAAACATCTATGGGTACGGTTAGAGAAACCGTATCGTCTGAACTTATAGCAATACAAACTATATTATTTGAATTTAACAAAGAAGCAAATAGTATCATTTTAGGAAGTATTACAAGTACTTTTAGTAATTTAGGCACAGCAATAGGGGATGCTTTAGCAAACGGTAAAAATGTGTTTTCGGCAATAGGAAATTCATTATTAGCGTCGTTAGGTTCTTTTCTTTCTGACATGGGGGATTTGCTTATAAAATATGGCGCACTAGCTGTTGTAAAAGGAAAACTAGACGCAGCTATATTGGCAGGTGGACCAGTTTCAATTGCTGCTGGTGTTGCTGCTATTGCGGTTGGTGTTGCTTTAAAAGCTGCAGGAGGTGCTGTAGGTGCGAAAGCAAGCGGTAAAGGTTCTTCAAGTGGTGGTGGCTCTATTAGTACTGGTGCAGACTACTCAAGTCCTTCTCAGTCAAGCGGGGGCGGTAGTTCTTCTTTTGGCGGTGGTACTGTTGTTTTTGAAATAGCAGGCACTTCTTTGATAGGTGTTTTAAATAATACTTTAGACAAAAATAAAAGATTAGGAGGTAATTTACCAATAGGATAAAATGGCAAGAAAAATAATAATTGATTTTAGCGCACAACCTGTAGTTGGTAAAGGTTTTGAGTATTCTATTTTTATAAATGGAGTGGCGTTAGTTTATAATAACGCTTTGACTTCTGTTACTAATAATTACTCAAATCTAGTAAACGATGATTTAAACATACAAATACAGGCTACTTTAAGCGAAACCATAGACAATACTATAGCTTGGTTAGGTACAAGATATGTTAGTTCAGCGATTGTTTATTCTAGAGTTGGCAACACAATAGAGGTAGCGATAAATAGTAACGAATACATAGTTGTAAATTTCGGTTCTTCAAACATAAACATAGCCACATCATCAGAAGCAATCATCCAACCAGGTTTAGGATTGAGATACTATTTTCAATACAAAAACATAGTTGGAGACGATTATTTATGTCAGATAGCAAAGAAAAACTATACAGGTGTAGTTACTGAGATATTTGGGAAAGCAGTTATAAATAAAGGTTCTGTAAAAGACCATTTAGAGGTAATCAGGGGCGGTGGTATTTCTTTAGAATTAGAAGCTAGTTTGTTAGTTTCTTTGGAAGATTTATACACAGAAAATGAGCAAGACTTCACAGTCAAACTGTATAAAAATAACAAGTTAATATTCTCAGGGTATTTGAATCCAGAAGGTGTTTATCAATCATTCACTAGAGATCAATGGATAATTACTTTAGATTGTGTTGATGGTTTAGGTTCTTTATCTAATTTATCTTTTGTTGATCCTTTAGGCGTTCCGTTTCAAGGCAAAATGAAAGCTATAGACATTGTTTATTACTGCTTAAATAGGTCTGGAATAATACTACCTATAAACGTTTCTATAAACACGACTTATGAAGGATTACCAACAACTGCCGACACTGAAATATTGTCTAAAATATATCTAAACGGTAATAGGTATCAAAAATCAGATAACGACACTATAATGTCTTGTGAAGAAGTTTTAAAATCTGTTTTAGACTTGTTTTGCGCCTGTATAACTCAAGAAAATGGAGAATGGTACATTTATAAGCCTAATGAAATATTTATAGATAGGAATGTTGTTTTTAAAATGTACGATATAAATAATGTTTATTTAGGGCGAAAAACGGTTAAACTAGACAAACAATTAGGAAGCCAAATAAATAATTTTTATCCTCATCATTGTAATGGAGACCAAAAAATTCAAATAAAGGGTAGTATTTCTGCTTTTAGAATAAACTATAAATACGGTTTTGTTGATGGTTTGTTGGTTAATTCTGGCTTAGAACATACGCCAGGTTCTTTAGCTTATCCAGGATGGACAGTAGTAAATCCTACATTACTAATTAATGATCCATTATCAGGTAAAGGAGCGATTTTTAAAGACGCTACAACATCTAATAATGACGTGACTATGTACAGCAATCCACTAGCAACTACTACAGACGATTATTTAACATTAAAAATTAGAACAGCCTCTTTTAAATCGGATGGTAGTTTTGGGGGTAAGTTTTTCAGATTTAAAATACAGCAAGGGAGTCATTATTTACAATACAATTGTAGAACTAATACAACTCCTATTTCAGACTTTGTAAATGCTGTTTGGACTACGAATCCAACCGATGTTTGTACAATTAATGTTTTTGGAGAGTCAGAAATAAACCTAGTACTGCCTACTTTATTGGATAACGGTAATGTAATTGTTAGCTTAATTCGTTTTGTTCCTTGGTTAACAAATCAAGGATTAACAATTGTTAGGGAAATAGATTTAATTCCTTCTGCCAATTCAAAACCAGAGATAGGAGAATTTCATACATCATCAAGAACAAACAGAGTAAGTTCTAATGTAAAAGAGAATAAAACAATCTATAATGGAGATAACGGAGGTATTATTTATTTAGGTGCTATATTTAAAGAAGATTCATTAACTCCTACAAGTGTTTGGAATAGAAAAAATAGCTATGAATCTTCGCCAATATTGAAAATAGCAACACAAGAAGAGTTAAGGATTTCCCAAAGACCTACTAAGATATTTGAGGGATCTACTTACGGACAACTACCTTATTTATCAGTTATAGAAATAAATGGCTTAGACGGTGTTTTTATGCCAATAGAATATTCTTATGATACAATGGTAAATACTTCTAAAATGAAGCTTTTAGAATTGTTTTGTCCAGAGCTTTCAGATTTAGAATATAAATTCACTTACGACTTTGGAAATACGGTAAAGCCAACGATTCAAGGTTAGAAAAATTTAGTATATTTGCTTATGGATTATTTTAAAGGAGAGGACAGGATTCTATATGTAAAAGTGAATGGTAATTGGCTGCCTGTTGGATGCCTTACTGACAACTCAATGGATGAAAGCTCAGAAATGATGGACACAACCACTAGAGATAATCAAGGATGGGCTACATCAAGACCAATATTGCAATCTTACAGTTTGGCTTTTTCAGGATTGCAATTAAACACAACGGTATCGGGAGGTAATTTTAATGCCGCTAGTTATGATAAATTGCAACAATTAAAAAGAGATAAAATCCTTTTAGATTGGAAAGTGCAAGGTAGTGTTTATCCTATTGTAAATTATGGTAAATGTCATATAACAGCAATATCGGATGCAAATCCTGCTGGAGATTTTGTTTCTTTTTCTGGAAGTATGACAGGTTTCGGAAAGCCATTAACTCAATCTTTAGGAACAACAGTCTTAAATAACGGTGATCCAAACGTAATAATAAATGATGGTAATCCTAATGTAATTTTAAGAGTAAACGAATTATGAGTATAGATCCAAGTATAGTAACAACGATTAGAACAGGAGAACTACCTACTTCGCCTTTTAGTCTTACTGATAAAATAGCGCACGAGGTCGGAACAGATTTGAAGCAAAGTACTATTGCTGATTTAATAGCTTTTCTTTCTCCTTTATTATCAGCTATTCAGTTTGAAGTAAAAACATTACACGTAAATCAAACTTATATTGATGATAATTTTGATGTTACAGGATTAGGTATAAATCTAATGACGGGATACGCAATTGTTAACGGAAACAACGGAACCATTAATAAAGATGGTCGTGTTGGTATTGCTTACGGAACTACTACAAATGTAATAGGTCAAGTTGGTGGGAGTGATGATTCTGTAGTTGTTTCTCACTCACATAACTTCATACCTACAGGTATGACTTACGGAAGCGGAGGAATTGCACATACAGGCGGTTTTTTTGCGTCTGCTGGTAATACCGCTGCTGGTGGTACTCAAAGTAAGTTTACTGAATTAACAGGGGAATCAGGTGTTGGAAAAAATAGACAGCGTTATTTAGTAGAACTTCAAGTTATGAAATTATGAGTATAAATCCAATTGACATAAATACCATAAGAGTAGGGCAATTAGCAGAAGCTATATTTAATCTTACAGACCAAATACCTCACGAAGTAGCTCTATTGCTTTTAGATCCGTTACGGTATCCGATGGAGAAACATTACCTAATACTACTCAAGAAGAATGGATATTAGTTGGCAAAGGCACTTTTTATAATGTGAATGGCGGCGCTACAATAGTCTGTACTGAGGAATTAAACGCTTTAGTTTCAAATGGTACGTTTTGGAGTATTGGTGTCGAGATTCCTATAAGTGCTGATTTAATTGGCATAACTCAGACCATACTATCAGGAAATACGCAAACAGCTCCTAGTGAAAACGCTGTTTATAATGCTTTATTATTAAAAGCGAATATAACAGATATTCCTGCTCCTATGCCTAAACTATATTTTATAGCTGATGGGTTAGCTGATTCATTTGACACAGGAGTCAATACTGAAATAAAAGCTGTATTTTGGAACGGAGCATTACTAAACGATTTGGACTGGTCGCAAACAGGAAGCGTATTTACATTAACTTTTGTCCCTGCAAACGGAGATTTAATTAAACCAATATAACAATGAAAAAGTACATATTATTATTACTCACGACAATCGCATTTGGTCAAACATACCAAAATCCTACTTACGGAACTCTTGCGTTGAAAACCAATGTAGAAACAACAACAGCTACTAAAATAAATGCTCAGGAAACCGATGGAAAAATCAATTGGCTACAGCCAATAAACATTCCTATTCCAACAAGTCCAAGCAATTAC